TGCTGATAGATTAAAAAACGCTGCAGCTACAAAGAAGCTAGCTATTTTCGATGCTTTTGAAATACTTAGTAGAATAGAAGAGGAAGAAAAGCTTTTGGAAGAAAAACCAAAAGATGTTAAACAAGAAAAATCTTTTAGAGGTTTTGCTGAAGGTAGATCTAAGTAATGTATAAGCAAACGCTAGTACGTACTGTAAAAGATCATATAAAGCCAGCAGTACTCAAAAGAAATAATAGATACAAAAAGTGGGAAAAAGGCTATAACCCTGAGTATGATGTAGTTATAATAAGTAGCGATGGAACTATAGGTGAAATCATAGAGATTCAAAACTTAAAAATAGCATTACCGTTAAAACCTAAGAACGTTCACAAATGTTCTCAGGATAAAAAAGATCAAGTTTGGACGAAGTTGGAATATCCAAAAGAACTATCTAAGATAAAGAGTGTTTTTGATTGGGAAAAATATCCAACTGATTTTAAAGAAGAGTGGTACGAATACATAGACAAAGAGTTTGAAAAAAGAGAAAAAGGTTTTTGGTTTTATAACAATGGCAATCCGACTTACATTACTGGTACTCATTACATGTACTTGCAATGGTCCAAGATTGATGTTGGGGCAGCAGATTATAGAGAGTCAAACAGACTATTCTTCATATTCTGGGAAGCTTGTAAAGCAGACAAGAGGTGTTATGGAATGTCGTATCTCAAGAATAGACGTTCAGGATTTTCATTCATGGCGTCTGGGGAGACAGTTAATATGGCCACAATATCAACGGATTCACGGTTTGGGATATTGTCCAAATCTGGCGCCGACGCAAAGAAAATGTTCACAGATAAAGTTGTACCCATTTCTAGCAATTACCCCTTTTTCTTCAAACCAATACAAGACGGAATGGACCGGCCAAAAACGGAGCTCGCCTATAGAGTACCCGCGTCAAGGCTCACCAGACGTAAACTTAACGAAGGTGAAACCGAGGAAGAACTAGAAGGATTAGATACAACTATTGACTGGAAGAATACAGGAGACAACTCCTATGATGGTGAAAAATTAAAACTATTAGTACACGATGAAAGTGGAAAATGGGAACGACCAGATAATATATTAAACAACTGGCGAGTTACAAAAACTTGTTTAAGACTAGGTAGTAAGATCGTTGGTAAATGTATGATGGGTTCAACCTCTAATGCTTTAGAAAAAGGTGGTGGGAACTTTAAAAAACTTTATTATGCCTCAGATGTCACAAACAGAAACCGCAATGGGCAGACTAGCTCAGGACTATATTCTTTGTTCATACCTATGGAATGGAACTACGAAGGATTCATTGATGCTTTTGGATTACCTGTATTCGATAACCCAAAAAAAGAAACTAGAGACCCTAGCGGCGATTTAATAACTCACGGAGTTATAGAGCATTGGGAAAATGAAGTAGAAGGTTTAAAAAACGATCAAGACGGTTTAAATGAATATTATCGTCAGTTTCCAAGAACAGAGAAACACGCTTTTAGAGACGAAGCTAAATTATCTTTATTTAATTTAACTAAGATATACGAGCAAATAGATCACAACGAAGAGTTTGCTAATAACAAGACAGTTACTAGAGGAAGCTTTCAATGGGAGAACGGTATCAAAGATACAAGAGTTATATTTACACCAAATAAAGACGGTAGATTCCTTATTAGTTGGATTCCACCTATAAATCTTCAAAACCGTGTGATAGTAAAGAATGGGGTTAAGTTTGCCGGCAATGAACACGTCGGTGCTTTTGGCTGTGATAGTTATGATATTTCAGGAACTGTAGACAACAGAGGTTCTAAAGGCGCTTTGCACGGTTTAACTAAATTCAGTATGGAAGACGCTCCAATTAATATGTTTTTTCTAGAGTACATAGCTAGACCTCAGACAGCTGAGATGTTTTTTGAAGACGTACTAATGGCTTGCATATTTTATGGCATGCCAATACTAGCAGAGAATAATAAACCTAGATTGTTATACTATTTTAAAAGAAGAGGTTATAGAGGCTTCTCTATAAACAGACCAGATAAGGTATTTGCTAAATTATCAACAACAGAAAAAGAAATAGGTGGTATACCAAACTCTAGTGAAGATATTAAACAAGCTCATGCAGCTGCAATTGAATCATATATAAACGATTACGTAGGCGCTACTGAAAGAGGTTATGGAAATATGTTTTTCCAAAAAACCTTAGAAGAGTGGGCAAAATTTGACATAAACAATAGAACAAAGTTTGATGCGACTATAAGTTCTGGTTTAGCTATAATGGCTTGTAATAAAAACAAATACACGCCAGTGTTTAAGCAAAACAAGAAACCTGTTGCTGTATCTTTTGGTAGATACGATAATAAAGGCTTTACTTCAAAAATAATACAATAAATGATTTACAAAAATGTAAACAGTACATTTCCAAGTCAGGTAGTATCTGATGCAGAGAAACAAAGTTTAGAATACGGACATGCAGTTGGTAGAGCTATAGAGAACGAATGGTTCCGTGGAGACAGAGGTGCTGGTGCAGGTGGAAGATTTGGTAATAACTGGCAAAGCTTTCATAGATTACGTCTTTACGCTAGAGGAGAGCAGTCTGTTCAAAAATACAAAGATGAAATGTCTATCAACGGCGATTTGTCTTATTTAAATTTAGACTGGCAACCTGTAGCTGTATTATCAAAATTTGTTGATATTGTTGTAAATGGTATGACTGACAAAGGTTATAAGATTAAATCTTTTGCAACTGATCCATACGCTTTAAAACATAGAACTGATTATACTAAAGGTATCATAAGAGATATGAACGCAAAACCTTTGCTTGAAGATATACAAAACAAGCTTGGCACTAATTTGTTTTCAACTAATGATCCATCTAATTTACCTGAGTCTAGAGAAGAACTAGATTTATTTATACAGCTAAACTATAAACAAGCTGTTGAGATTGCTGAAGAAGAAGTTATAGATAACATATTAGAGTTTAATAGATACGAAGAAGTAAAGAAAAGAGTTGCTCAAGATTTAACAATACTAGGTATTGGTGCTACTAAAACTAGCTTTAACTTATCTGAAGGAGTTGTAGTAGATTACGTTGATCCTGCTAGCTTAGTTTATTCTTACACTGAAGACCCTAATTTTGAAGACATATACTATGTTGGTGAAGTTAAAGGTATTTCATTACAGGAATTAAAGAAACAATTCTCTGACTTAACAGACTCTGAACTAGAAGAAATACAAAAACAACCTGGAGACAGTAATTACACTAGACAATATAATGGTCAAGATGATAATTACGATAGTGTACAGGTTTTATACTTTGAATATAAAACGTACTCTAACCAAGTATTTAAAATAAAGAAAACAGATCAAGGACTTGAAAAAGCTCTTGAAAAGCCTGATACATTTGATCCACCAGAAAGTGATAACTTTGAGAGAGTGTCAAGATCAATAGAAGTACTATATAGTGGAGCTAAGGTTTTAGGTAGTAATAAAATGCTTAAATGGGAGCTAGCTGAGAATATGACTAGACCTTATAGCGATCAAACTAAAGTTGAGATGAATTACTCATTATCAGCTCCTAGAATGTATAAAGGTAGAATAGATAGTATCGTTAGTAAGTGTATTGGCTTTGCTGATATGATACAGATTACTCATTTGAAAATACAACAGGTATTATCCAAGATGGTGCCTGATGGTGTTTTTGTTGACGTTGATGGTTTAGCTGAAGTCGATTTAGGTAACGGTACAAATTATAATCCACAAGAAGCTTTAAATATGTACTTCCAAACTGGTAGTATTATAGGTAGATCTTTAACTCAAGATGGTGATCCAAACAGAGGTAAAGTACCTATTCAAGAATTAAACTCTTCGTCTGGTATTAATAAGATACAAGCTCTTACTCAAACTTATCAATACTATTTACAAATGATAAGAGATGTAACAGGTTTAAATGAAGCTAGAGATGGTAGTATGCCAGCTAAAGATTCTCTTGTAGGTTTACAAAAACTAGCAGCAGCTAATTCAAACGTAGCTACTAAACACGTGTTACAGTCTTTAATGTATATAACAGTTAGGACATGTGAGAATATAAGCTTAAGAGTAGCGGATATGTTAAACTTCCCTCTTACTAAAAACGCTTTGATGAATTCTATAAATTCTGTAAACGTAGCAACTTTAGAAGAGATTGAAAATCTAAACATGCATGAGTTCGGTATATTCTTAGAATTAGAACCAGAAGAAGAAGAAAAAGCTAATTTAGAAAAGAACATACAAATTGCATTACAAACTCAGAGTATAAATCTAAGTGACGCTATTGATATTAGACAGATTAGAAATTTAAAACTTGCTAATCAGTTTTTAAAGAATAGACAGAAGATGAAGAGAGAACAAGAGCAGCAAGCGCAACAAGCTAATATTCAGGCACAAGCACAAGCAAATGCTGAGTCTGCAGAAAAAGCTGCTATGGCTGAGTTACAAAAGCAACAAGCTTTAGCTCAGACAGAGTTACAAATAGAGCAAGGTAAATCTCAATTCAAGATACAGCAAATGCAACAAGAAGCTGAAATCAAAAAACAATTGATGGCTGAAGAGTTTAATTACAAGATGCAACTAGCTCAAGTAAATGCAAATGCAGAAACAAATAAAGAAAAAGAAATTGAAGACAGGAAAGACGAGAGAACTAGAATACAAGCTACTCAACAGTCTGAACTGATAAGTCAAAGACAAAACGATTCATTACCAAAAGACTTTGAGTCTGCAGGTATGGACAACCTAGGAGGTTTCGGCTTAGAGCAGTTTGATCCTAGGTAAGCTTATTAACTATTTAATTATATTATATTATGTCAGAAGTAAAACAAGAGGGTGACTTCAAAATGAAGGCTAAACCCAAGAAGCCTAAGAACTTAGGTAAGAAAAACGAAATAACAAAGGTAGATTTATCTAAACCTTCGGAAGAAAACCAAGGCGAAGTAATACCAAATGTTACAAAAGTAGAGATTAAAGAACCAGTTGTTGAACAAGTTGTCGAAGAAGTAGAAGCTACTGAAGAAGTAGTTGAAGAGACTGCTGGAGTTATTGAAGAAATAACAGAAGAAGAAATAGTAGAAACATCAAAAGCTCTTGAACAAGAAGTAGCTGAAGCTGTTAGAGATGAAAAGGTAATAGGAAAAGCATTGCCAGAAAACATCGAAAAACTAGTTTCATTTATGGAAGACACAGGTGGTACAATCGATGACTACGTAAGATTAAACACTGATTACTCTAATGTAGATGAAAAAACATTGATTAGAGAATATTATAAAAAATCAAAACCTTATCTAGATAAAGATGATTTAGACTTGATTATGGAGGATAATTTCCAATATGATGAAGACTTAGATGAGGAGAAAGACATTCGCAGGAAAAAACTTGCGTATAAAGAAGAAGTTGCTAAAGCCAAAAGCTTTTTAGAAGAGACCAAGAGTAAATATTACGACGAAATCAAGTTGAGACCCGGCGTAACTCAGGAACAACAAAAAGCAAATGACTTTTTTAACAGATTCAACGAGGATCAAAAAGCTGCAGAAGAAAAGCATAACAATTTCTTACAAAGAACTAAGAATTTACTTAACAACGATTTCAAAGGTTTTGATTTCAATGTTGGTGAGAAAAAATTTAGATACGGAGTAAAAAATGTTAACGAGGTTGCTGAAGCACAATCTGATATTTCAAATTTTATAGGGAAGTTCCTAGATAAAGAAGGAAACATATCAGACGCTAAAGGTTATCACAAAGCTCTGTACGCCGCTAGAAACGCTGATACTATAGCGCAACACTTTTATGAGCAAGGTAAAGCTGATGCTGTAAAGAACGTTGTAGCTAAATCTAAAAACATTAAGACAGACCCAAGACAAACTTCTAGTGGTAGTGTTTTTGTAAATGGATTAAAAGTTAAGTCGATTAGTGGAGCCGATTCCTCAAAACTTAAAATTAAAAAAAGAACTTTTAACAATTAAAAATTAAAATTATGGCATTAACACCATCATTCGGTTCAATTAAACCGAGTCAAAAACAACAAATTTTAGAATCTAACTTCTTATCATTTAACGGTGGTGCAGGAGCAGGAGATTCAAACTCATTCGCACAACAGTATTTACCTGAGATCTACGAACAAGAAGTAGAGCGTTATGGAAACAGAACATTATCTGGATTCTTACGTATGGTAGGAGCAGAAATGCCAATGACTTCTGATCAAGTAATTTGGTCTGAACAAAACAGATTGCACGTAGCATACAATGACGTATCTAACGATGGAACAAACACTCTTACTTTCACTGTAGGTGGAGCAGGAGATGCTTTCGTAGAAAACGTTATTTCTAAAAACCAAACTATTGTAATTTTAGATCCAGCTGGATTAGAATTAAAAGCTTTAGTTACCGCTTCTTCTCAAGCTGGAGTATTGGCAACTGTAGAAGTAGCGCCTTATACTGCTGCTAACACTGGGGCTTTAGCTGCTACTGGATTAAAGATTTTCGTATACGGTTCTGAGTATGGAAAAGGATCTAACGTAGTAAACTCTACTGGAGCTGCAGACGTAAATGGTTATAAATCTATCACTCCTTCTTTCACTCAACATTCTAACTCACCAGTTATCATTAGAAACAAATACGTAGTATCTGGATCTGATATGGCGCAAATCGGATGGGTAGAAGTTGCAACTGAAGACGGAACTTCTGGATATTTATGGTACTTAAAAGCTGAATCTGAAACTAGATTACGTTTTGAAGACTATTTAGAAATGTCTGTAGTAGAAGGAGAGCTTGCTGCTGGTGGATCAGGAGCTGAGACTGCTGGAGTAAGAGGTACTCAAGGTTTATTTGCTGCTATCAAACAAAGAGGTAATACTAACGTAGGGTTTACTGCTGCTGGAGGATTAGCTACATTTGACGAGATCTTGAAAAACTTAGATACTCAAGGAGCTATTGAAGAAAACATGTTA